TATCTTTGCGGTGTTCTCGCCAAGAACAAGACTTATGAAAGAGATTAACGTGCATATTTTTATGTTCGTTTGTAAGCGTAATATTGCAAAGATATAAGGCTATCAAATCCCATTGGATGCTCGTTATCTCTAACGGTGTCGGTTCTTGGCGGAACGGGAGGCGATAGCCTTTCTTGTTTTTAACAACTCAAATTTCGTTCAATGCCAAGAACCAACGAAATCAGAGTTAAGGCGAATAATAGTAACCCCAACTTTGCGCCTAGCAGTGCGACAACTGTATCTTATGAAAAGTTCCTAATCGAAAAGAATTGCAAGAATGAAGCTTATGCCTTCATAATCTCGCAAGGATTATTCCAGCAATTCCAGGATTACCATTTTAGTCATCATTCGGACGATCCGCACAAGAAATCAACAGGGCTACTTATCGGTAGCCCTAAATAACTTTAATCATGAAAAAGAAATCCGACAAGCATATTATCCGCCCTAACACCTGTGCAAAATGCAACAACGGGCAAATAATTCCAACCGAGAAAGGCAATCCACGAGTAGTTTATTGTAGTTTATTTAACCGTCGGTTTGTTGCCGACAGCAAAAGAAACTGTATTCATGCGTATTAAATTTATGGACGGATATACATTGACAGAGAAAATGAGAAAAGCACGAAGACGTAATCGGCTTACCGCTACCGAACAGGCACTATTCCACGAATTAGTTGCCGTTTGTAACAGCGAGGGTTGGGAGGACGTTTTCAGTTGCTCGAATATCGAACTCTGCTGTGCTCTTAATATAGACGAGAAAACTTTAGTCCGTGCCAGGTTATCTCTAATTAATGCTGGGTTGATTTATTACAAGTCTGGTAAAAGCAAAAGGATTGTAGGTTTATATTCTTTTGAAAAGGCCTTTGAGAATTCGATTGTGAGTTCAACTGCCGGAAATATTCCGGTAGATAAGCCAGCCCAAGAGACAGTAGATGCGCCAGCCAATCTGCCAACCAATATGGGAACCAATCAGCCAACCAATGCGCCAGACTATATATATAAAACTAAAATAGAAACTAAACTAAAAGATAATATAGGGGAAACATCAAAAAATAAACAATTTGTTCCTCCTTCTTTTGAAGAAGTTTCTGCGTATTGCATGGAGAGAAAAAATGATGTTGATCCGCAAAGATGGATGGATCATTACACTTCTAACGGATGGATGGTTGGCCGCTCTAAAATGAAAGACTGGAAAGCAGCAGTGAGAACATGGGAAAGAAATAATTATCAAACAGAAAAAAAGTATGGAAACAAGGATAAGGCCGGTAACTCCGATTCCGATAGGAAAGCTGTTATCCGCACAACTGCCACCTACAACATTGATAAATGACAAGAAGAGACGAGCAGAAGTGTTTGCTGAATGCTGCCGCTTTGTTTGTCCGGGATTTAAAGTTGAAGGGTCTTTTAGAAAGATAATGAATGATATATTTCTCTATGCAGAAGGTGATTCGGGGGCTGGGAAAGGCCTTTTGCTAACAGGAGATTACGGGACCGGTAAATCAACTATAATGCAAATTCTAAATAAATACTTATGGTTTATTGGAGGACGTGATGCCGGGGATTATCCCATTGGAGGATTTAGAATTGATTCCGCCTCTTATGTTGCTACTGGGTTCTCGATGAAAGGACGGGATTATTTGGAACTGTATACTTACAATGGTGGAATCCCTAGGACGATCTGTTTTGATGAATTAGGAAGGGAACCTATTCCTTCTAAGCATTTTGGTACGGAGTTGAATGTTATGCAGTATATCCTTCAATGTCGATATGAATTGAGATATGAGTGTAAAACTCATATAACGACCAATCTTTCTATAGAAGAGATTCAGGATCGATATGGTGCATATATCGCTGATCGCATTAATGAGATGTTTAATGTAATCGAATTGAAAGGATCTTCCCGCAGATGAGAATACTCCTAAACATCCTCCTTCTCCTAGTAGTGAACATCTTATTTTACCTGGTGGTGTATGCGATAGCGGACCACTTGATGGATACAATTAATTAAAATATTTTCAATGAATACAACCTTTGAGAAATCGGTTAATACCACCGATGAATGGTACACGCCAAAAGAAATTATAGACGCATTGGGAAAGTTTGATTTAGATCCATGCGCTCCGGTTAAACCGCTTTGGCAAACAGCTACACAAATGTACAACAAGAACCATGACGGATTAACTAAAGATTGGGTAGGTCGTGTTTGGCTTAATCCTCCTTATTCCCGTCCGCTTATTGAACAAGTTTATAAAACGGATGGCGGAGCATGGAAACGGAATTGCATTACTCTTTAATCGTTGTGATTCAAAGATGTTTCAAGATGTAATATTCGAAAAGGCAACAGCTATGAAATTTCTACGGAACCGGATTCGCTTCTTTCGACCGGATGGGACTCGTGGAGATTCGCCCGGTTGCGGCAGTATCCTAATAGCTTTCGGTGAAGAGAATGCAGAGGTATTAAGAACTTGCGATATCGCAGGTAAGTATATACGAATCAATTAGAGTAAAACCTTGCAAGTTCTTGAAGAATTATCAAGGATTTGCGAAAAACAAAAAATGTAATGGATAAAAAGGAGCAACAGGCAATCGACTTTCTTCGTAGTATGGAACGTGACGATCCGATGTGTTTAGGTTTTTCCGGTGGTAAAGATAGCGTTGTTATTCTCGATCTTGCAGAGCGTTCCGGCATAAAGTATAATGCTTCTTACGCAAATACTACCGTTGATCCGCCCGGTACAATCAGTTTCATAAAGAAGAACTATTCACAGGTTCAAATACTTCATCCAAAGAAATCATTCTTTCAGTTGGTTGAAAGCAAAGGACTACCCGGCAGAATGAGGCGTTTTTGCTGTGAAAAATTGAAGGAGCAATATGGTATCGGTCAGCGTACAATCGAGGGAATGAGGGCAGAGGAAAGCCAATCGAGGGCGTTATATGAGCCAGAACAATGTGATACACGCAGATGGATGAAAGGTGCAAAGCATATTCTCCCGATCCTTAACTGGTCAGAAGCCGATGTATGGAACTATATCCGAAAGTATGGACTACCATATTCCAAGTATTACGATGCACCTTATAATCTTTCTCGGCATGGCTGTGTTGGTTGTCCCCTTGCAGGGTGCAAGCAGATGCAGACGGAATTTAAGATGTTTCCCGGTTATGCCCGAAGAATGATTGTCGCCATTGAACGATACATGAACAACAAACCTAATAATGCACTTGCTAAGAATTTCAGTGATCCGTATGAAGCCTTTTACTTCTACATCAATGAAATGCCAATGCAGGACGTTAGACGGTTGAAAAAGGGACTCTTCCACTTTAATGCGAAGGAGGTTATACAGAAAGAGATTTTAAAACAATTAGCGTAAAACCTTGCAAGTTCTTGAAGAATTATCAAGGATTTGCGAAAAACAAATAAAGTAATGAGTGAAACAAAAATCATATTAGATGCCTGTTGCGGTAGCCGGATGTTTTGGTTTGATAAGAAGAATCCGAATACTTTATTCATAGACAAACGTAGTGAAACCATCACGGCCAAAGATAGAGATAAGATCAGAACCATAGAAGTAAAACCCGACATTGTAGCAGATTTCACTAATTTGCCATTTGAGGACAACTCTTTCTATATGGTAGTGTTTGACTTGGTATTATCCTGATAAGAACACTTGTACAGCGTTGAAAAGGATAAAGAATAGGCTTAAAGTTGAACTTCAGAAGCAAAAGGATGCAGGTAAGCAATTTCTATCCGATCAGGAAATAGACTGCTTGATTGATAGCATATTGAAAGAACTTAAAAACGAATAACTATGGGATTTACAACAGCAGCGTTTATTAGGCGCAATACACCGGAGCTTAGGAAGAAGTTGGAGGAGTTGGGATATAAAAAGTATGGAAACCCTTTTCAAATAACTGATGATAGCAAATTAATTACAACTATTGACGGTGAATATGTTCCTTATAATGTACCACTAGACGATAGTTTTATTGATTGCGGAACTAACGAGAATCTTTTCTTGGCAATAGCTGCTTTGAGGGATGATACTGATGATTCACAATGGTTTGTATATCCTCCTGAAAATAGTTGGTTTATATGCGTTGACGATGACATTAATTATGCACGAGAAAATATTAGAGAGAGTGTACAGGCAGCATGGTTTCATTGTAGTCATAAGGCTACCGTAGAAGAGCTAATAGAACACTTTAAAGAAAAGGAGGAATAAAATGGATCGTGCAATAAAATTCAGAGGTAAAAACTTATACAGCGAAGACTGGTTGTATGGCTCCCTCGTTAAGATTGAAAAGGACAGATATGCTGTCATTCCCCCCTTAAATAATATTGAAATAGGAAAAAGCATCGGCATGTATGAGGTTTATCCCGAAACCGTAGGTCAGTTCACCGGTTTATTCGACAAGGACGGAAAGGAAATTTACGAAGGGGATATTGCAAAAACCGATAAAACTTTATTCTTGGATATTTAAAAATTACGCAAAATCTGGATGTAAAATTCTTGACACTCATTTGGGAAGTGGTAGTAGTCGCATAGCTGCCTATAAAATGGGTTTTGATTTCTACGCTACTGAAATAGATAAAGACTATTTTGAAGCACAGGAAGAACGATTCCGTTATGAATGTCATGGAGAGATAAAAACGGGAAAAGGGACATTAGTACAAACAAGCCTGTTTGGCGTATAGATTTAGTGTTATGAACCAAGCAGACAGCAACCTACTGGCGGAATGTATGAAGGAAGCTGGTAGGTTACTGAAATAGTTACTTCAATAGTTTTGTGTGCTACTATAAGCCCTATTAGGGCTTTATTCGGTATTTTTAGTTTGTGAAATGGATAAAATTAAGAAAAGATGTGTGCTGCACCTAAAGGAAACCAATTTTGGAAGTTAAGAAGTAAACATGGACGTGACAAGTTGTTTGCTACTCCTGATTTATTGTGGGAAGCGGCTTGTGAATATTTCGCTTATTGTGATAAGCACCCTTGGAAAGTTGTAAAAGATAAAACAAAGGGTAAAAATAAAGAAAAGGAGGAATCTCCTACTCAATGCCCCTATACTCTAACAGGATTATGCTCCTATTTAGATGTTAGTGAGGAATATTGGAGAGAATTTAAGAAAGCTGGACATGAAGATTTTTTGGGGGTCATTACACGTGTAGAAAACATAATCAAGTCTCAACAGCTAGAAGGTGCTATTGTCGGAGCGTTTAATGCTAATATTGTCTCTCGCATTAATGGATTGGCGGACAAGCAAGAAATAGATCATACTAATGCAGGCAAAGAGTTTAAGGGATTCAACTTTTTACCATATACTCCTGAAGTAGGCTAAGAAAAATGATTGATAGTAAAGTCAACATAAAGCAAAGGTTAGCGTACAATTATCTTCGTGATAATGAAACGAAATTTTTGTTGTATGGTGGAGCCGGTGGAGGTGGTAAGTCTTGGCTGGGCTGTGAATGGTTAATGCAATGCGCTTATTACTTACCCGGCACACGTTGGTTTGCGGGAAGAAATAATTTAAAAGATAGCCGCCAATCAATTACTGTCACATTTGATAAAGTTGCAAAGTGGCATGGCTTCACATCATTTACCAATACGGATGATGGAATATCATTTTATAATGGTTCAGAAATAATCTTCCTTGATCTGACATATTATCCGGTTAAAGATCCAATGTACGAAAGATTAGGATCTAAAGAGTTTACTGGAGGTTGGATAGAAGAGGCTGGGCAAGTTCATTACCTCGCTTTTGAAGTCCTTAAAACTCGCATAGGGAGACATTTAAATGATGTTTATAATATACAGGGGAAAATATTAATAACATGTAATCCTAAAAAGAATTGGCTTTATAGAGACTTTTATAAACCATGGAAAGAAGAAAAATTATATTCTCCTTATGCTTTCATCCCCGCATTAGTTCAGGATAATCCATACGCAACAGATGATTATCTTGAATCTTTACGGAACACAAAAGACAAAGTAACAAAAGAGCGTTTGCTTTATGGAAACTGGGAATATGATAGTGATCCAGCCGTACTATGCGAATACGATGCTATATGCGACTTATTTGTAAACGACCATGTTAAAGCCGTCGGCATCTCTTCCGCTTCTGCTGACCTTGCAATGAAGGGGCGTGATAGATTTGTGGCCGGGCATTGGATCGGAAATGTTTGTACTATCCGAATAGATAAAGATTTCAGTCCAGGAAAGATGATTGAGACCGATCTAAAAAATATGATGATAGAGTGCAAAATTCCTCGTAGTATGACGATTGTAGACTCTGACGGATTAGGAGCCTACCTAGAAAGTTACTTGACAGGAATCAAAGAGTTTCACGGAGGTAGTAGGCCAATAAACCCAGAATATGATAATCTTAAATCAGAATGCGCTTTTAAGCTTGCAGAATTGATTAATTCTCGGAGTTTAAGGGTTGTGTGTTCCGAACATCAAAAAGAGCATATAACGGAAGAATTAGGCGTATTAAAACAGGATCATATAGACGCTGATACTAGAAAGAAGGGTATTATCAGCAAAGATAAAATGAAGGAGATATTAGGTCGTTCTCCTGATTATTTGGATATGTTGATAATGGCAATGTTTTTTCGAATTAAACCTATACCACAAAGACCAAAAGCAAAATTAGGACAGATATGACAGTAAAAGAATTTTTAATAAAGAGCGATGTTTGCCGGGATCAGGAAGAATTGAGAAAGCAGATAGAGGAACTTCCGAAGCCGGAATTTATCGGGAATAAGCGCACTCCTTCCGATTTGAATGATATAACCATGGGGCAGCTGATAACGCTTCAATCTATGGGAGATTCTAAAGACGTTGCGTTGATTTCTTGTAAGACTATCCTTGGTATGAAAGAGAAAGAGATTTTGAAATCAAAGGCAGAGTTAGTTCTTGGTTTCTCAATGTGGGTGATAACGGAAGTAGAGTATATCAGTAAGTTATTTGCTTCTACAAGTATTGAGTTAACTCCTATTCAAAAAAAAGCCGGGTATGGGGATTTAAGATTTGGTGCTTTTGGAATTATCCATCGATATGCTCAAATGATGGGTATAAGCAATCATGATGATGTAGAGGATGTCCCATGGATAAGAATTTATAAATGTTTTGATATGGAGAAAAAAATAGCGCTATGCAAAATAAAGGAGAGTAAAATTATAGAATATGAGAGTAAATTAAAAGCAAAACGATAGTATGACAACAGTAGAGCAAAAGATAAAAAGCGTAGTTGATAAGATGGAGGGATTGACCTATGTCTTTGATAATTGGCAAACCGCCAATTTGAGGTTAGATAAGCTTCCTTTTCCAGCAGTGGTAAATGTACTCCCTGTTTCCGGACGCTTTAATCTGAACAAAAATCAATTAAAAGATTATCCAAATTGCTTGATTGCTTTCATGGATAAGATAGATTTTGATTTTGACGGAACAGAAGCAGATCAGAAAGTAGAGCTTTGCAAAAGCTATGCTAAGGAGTTTATACTTCGTTTGAATGAAAGTGGATTATTTGAGTACATAGAAGGAGATATCTACTATTCTACTACCTATGACGGGTTGGATTCTAATGTGGCTATTGTTGCAATAGAACTGCAGTTGAAGGAAAGACAAGGACTTTTGCTTTGTTACGGTAAGGCTATAGGTGAAATATTCAAAAAGATAAGGGATTCTCTTTATGGCAGGGAAGGATGAAGCATTAGGAATTATAAAATATGAGTTAACCGATCTCCGCCAAAGGATAATCGACAATCATATAAGAGCGAGGCAAAAAGCTAGCGGAAAAACTATTGCAAGCTTACGGGTTGAAATAACAGAAAACAGCGGTATTCTTTGGGGAAGGAAAGCTTTTGGGACCTTAGAAACCGGAAGAAGGCCGGGAAGAGTTCCTAAAGGATTCTATAAAATAATCCTTGACTGGATAGAGGCTAAAGGGATAAGGGTAGAGAAACCTAAAACTTTCGCTTATTTCATTGCGAGAAAGATTGCAAGAGAGGGCACGCAACTTTATAGAGACGGAGGTAGAGATGATATTTACTCAAAAGAAATTGAACGCACAATTCAGTCTGTCATGGAGAAAGTTTTCGGCATATTCGAAAGAGATATTAAACATATAAATTTAAATAGCAATGAGAACAGAGGAATTTAATGGACATACGATAACATATCCGGACGAAACTTGTTTTGCTTTTAATCCGCAAATTATAACGATAGATAATTTGACCGGTTCTGTTATATTTTATGTTGGAGACTATTCAGACATGAGGGAGCCTATATCAGGCAAAGTATCTATCGACATTTCAGAATATCTAAGATCGCTACTTAGATTTAATTACACAACTATACCTAACTCAAAAAGCATTCATATTCAAATTGATATTGATGGTCCGACATTTGAATTTTATATAAATGTGATTTGGGGAGCTATGAATATAGGGGAGGTATTTAACCCTTCAAGGACGGTTACTATGTTTAGAAACTTCCCTTCTACTATTTCCATTTACAGCAATGGAGAAATAAATGTAAGATATGATGCGGAAGAATATACCTCTGTTGAAGTTGAAAAAACAGGGTTATTACACAAAGATTTCTCCGAATTATTCAAGGAGGCAAAGGAATTCGGCATGATTAAGATACTTAATACCCCAAAGGCTCCCAGCACATTTCAATATACTTTCGATCGGACGTTTAACCCTCTTCCTGATGATGCTGTTCTTATCAAGGTTCTATTTAATGATTGCACTAAAGGAATATATCTACGTTGGTTGGATCGTCACGGATTCTTTCAGTATTGGCTTTTCCAAGAGGGGGACTTGACCGGACAATCTTCCAATGAAGGGGAGCAATTAAACGTTGATTATAGCAATATAAAATACGTTTACAATGGAATGAGCCGTTATCAAGGCAAAACATATCAAACGACACGAAAGGCTTGTGCTACGCTCGTAGAACGAGAAACATTCAATATGTTATCTTCTATTCATTCTTCTCCTATTGTTGATATGTATATTGATGGAAACTGGATACCGGTTAATATTGTAGCCGGTTCATTCACTGATAATGGAGCAGACCTTCAAGACTTTGAAATTCAAATAACTATGCCGGAAACTATTACACAGATGCTATGACAAGAGACGAATTATATATTAACGGTGATAAGGTCGATGTAGGAGATACTGATATTAGCCTGAATTATAAAAGCAATCTACTCACTGATATTAGTAAGATCGTGAGTAATAACAGTTATACGATAAAACTTCCTAAAACAGCAAAGAATCTGGCTTTGATTGAGTGCGCACATCTTCCCAGTTCAACTACTAAATTCCCATATCTTAAGCATGTAGGGAATGTTTTACGGAATGGAATAATAATTGTGAAAGATGCGAATGTTGTTTTGTTATCTGTGTCTGAATATATCGAAACCGCTTTGTCCTGGGGTAATGTCACTAACTTCGCCAGTGTAGTAAACGATGGCAAGAAGCTAACGGATTTGGAATATGGAACAGTTGAGGGTACAGATTGGGTTGTTTGGGAAAATTGGGGAGAAAATTCGGAAAGATTTCCACGTATTGACTACGGGTTTAACTCTAATGATCCAAACGTTTGGCGTCATCCAGTAGTACCTGTATGGTGGATACTTTATAGGATTCAAGAAGAAAGCGGAGTAACGTTTAATTTCCCTTCTGATAAAAAGACTTTTATAGATAAAATGATTGTTCCTCTTCTAACGAGGAATGATTCACAAAAGATAAACGATGCTTTCCCATCTTCTTTGCAAATGGTTGGATATGTGATAGTAGAAAGCACTTTTTCTTATCTAAAGTTAAACTATATAGGAGATAGTACCCAACAGTATGCAAGTGTTGGTGGTCCTTATGGAGATAGATTGTATACCAAATATCCTATCACATTGAAAGTTAAAGGAACTATTGAAATGTTGGTTAAATACAATTATGGGATGGACGTAAATAACCAGTATTTGAATTTGAGAGTGTCACAGTCTGATTCTTCTGGTAATATATCTAGCGTATCTACTATAGAAAGAAAAAACTATGCTGCATTTATTGAGGCTCCTAACGTTAGATTACTTTTCAATTTTGACGATCTAGTATCTATTGAATCTGACGAATTTATGCATTTTACTATAAAAGCCATTGCTACAGGAGCAAGTAGTAGCGTATTGTCTTTAACGGTGTATGATCGTAATGAAATATCTTTTGGTGAGAAATTCCCCTTAGTTCCCAATCTTCCGGACATCAAGCAAATAGACTTCATTAAAGCCGTTGCCTCAATGGTCGGTTTGTTTGCCTTACCGGATGGCGAAAACGGGATCAAGTTTATTCCCTTCGATAATCTGTCTGCAAACAAATCTAAAGCTGTAGACTGGACGAATCGTGTGATAATGGCTTATAATAGCGTAACGCCAAGAAACTTACAGTACACCCTTGATAACATTGCTCAAAACAACTGGTTCCGGTATAAAGAAGATGATAATGTCATGGGAAACTATGACGGAAATATCCAGGTTGATGATGCTACGATAGAGTACGAACGTGATGCTATCACTTTGCCTTTCTCCGCCTGCAGTACAAAAGGAGACGTTGCTTATATTCCTTTGTATTCCTACAACGATAACGGAGAACTACAGTATAATAAAGCCAATCCTCGGATATTACTTCTTGATGGCACGAAAGGAATATTCAAGGGGCTAGAATGGACTACCTTAATTGCAAATAACTATCAGACGTACAAAGGACTAATCAATAATGCAAAGGTAGTGACCGAGTATATCCGTCTTAACAGTATCGAGTTACGAGACTTAGAGATGGATATACCGGTTTATTTGGCTCAATATGGTTGTTATCTGGCTATCATAGAGATAAAGACCAAAGAAAACGATATATGCGAGTGTAAACTTTTAAAATTGTAATACTATGGCAGAAGATGCAGTAGAAAAAGTATTAGAGATAAAAGTCCGATATGATGATGCGATCCGGAAGATTGCAGAATATCGGAAGCAACTTGATGTTTTAAAGCAGGTTGAGAAAACATTAACGGAAGATGTAAAGAAAGGAAGAATCAGTCGTGATGCTTATAATATAAAGCTTACTGAAACCAAAATTGCATCACAAGAATACACAGAGGCTATTCGTGTACTCAATAAAGAGATACAGAATAACCGAAAGATTGAGCAGGAACAAGAAGGAAGCCTGAAACAACTTCGTGCTCAACTATCTAACCTCACAGCCGAGTATGATAGTCTTTCGGAAGCGGAAAGAAATGCCGCCAAAGGTCAAGAATTAAAGAATAGTATAAACAATATTACAGATTCTATAAAAGGAGCTGAAGAAGAAACACAAAGATTTTATAGAAGTGTTGGAAGTTATGAAGAGGCTATCAAAAATGCGGTATCTTCCAATGTTCCTTTTATAGGGCAACTAATACAAATGCAAGAAGGAGCAGGAGGATTGAAAGGAGCATTTAATGCAGGAACAGTAGCAGTTAAGGCTTTTTCTAAGCAATTACTCGTTTTGTTGGCTAATCCTATTGTAGCAATCCTATCTGCTATAGCTCTAGCTGTTATGGCGGTAGCAAAGGCTATTAATTCAAGCGAGGAAGCATCTAATAGATGGAGTATTATCATCGCTCCATTAAAAAGGGCTTTGGATGGACTTCTAAGCGTTATTCAGTTTGTTGCAGGAGCAATCTTATCTGTAGTAGAAGCTGGTGCAAAGCTGAATGACTGGATTTATACCCAACTTGAAAAATTGCCGGTATTGGGGAAATTGTATAAGCAGTATAATGATGCGAATAGAGAGGCTATAGAGTTAGCGAAAGAAGAAATTGCCATAAGGCAACAATCCAGAAAGGATGAAGTACAGAACGCTAAAGACCAATTAGAAGTTGCCAAGTTGAGACAACAGGCCAAGGATAAAGAAAAATTCACAGCAGAGGAACGACTGAAATTTGTGGAACAGGCTAATAAATTGGAAGAAGAGCAATCGAAAAGAAATGTTGAATTGGCGACAAGAGAATATGAATTATTGAAGAAGCGTTCTGGATGGGCTGAAAACGATGCCGAAACGAATGACAAATTGGCTAAATTGGAAGCTGCCAAATTTAATGCAGAGAAAGAGTACTATGCTAAAACAATGGAATTATTGGAGCAGACCAATACTATAAAATCAGAAATTGCAGCAGAAGATAAAGCTAGGGCTGAAGAAGCAAAAAAACAAGCAGAAGAATATGCCCGTATTGTAAAAGAGCAAAAAGATAAAGAGATAGAAGCCATCCGGCAAGCAGAAGATGCTATGTTGTCCTTGGTCGAAGATGGAGCAGATAAGCAGCGTCATCAAATAAATCTCTCATATTCCCGTGAGATTGAGGATTTAAAGAAGAAACTTAAAGAGGAGCAAAATCTTACTGCTAAAGCTAGAGACGCCATACTTACCACAATTAAGGTTAAAGAGAAAGAACGTGAAATAGAACTGCAGAAGTTGGCAGATGAACAGATAACCAAGGAGATTGAAAACCGTCAAAAACTTATCTCTTTACAATTAGAATCTGTAAAAGAGGGGAGCGAGCAGGAATATCAATTAAAAATGAATCAACTCCTGGCACAGCAAGAGTTGGAGCTTTCAAATACGGAACTTACCGAGCAGATGAAAATTGCCATACGTGCAAAATATGATAAGCAGTTGGAAGAGTTAATTAATACTCGAAACGCCAATATTGCTAAACAAGAGCAGGAGGCAATAAGGCTTCACTTTGAAACAGAAATCGCAGAATTACATGGAAATGAAGAAGAAATTCTCCGTGTTAAAGTTGAGCAAAGAAAAGCTGAATTAGACGCTATCCAACAAATGGAAGGTGAAAGTATCGAAGCATTTAATCTGCGTAAATTAGAGGCTGAAAATGCATACATTGATGCAAAGCAAGAATTAACAGATAAGGAGATTGCTATAGAGCAGGCCAAATATGATGCAGTTGCCCAAATTACTGGAGGGCTTATATCTCTGACTGAACAATTAGGAGAAAGTAATGAAGGGCTGGCTAAATTCTCTAAGATATTGGCTTTGGGTGAAATAGCAGTAAATACAGGAAAGGCAATTGCTGCAGGTGTTGCGCAGGCGCAATCAGTGCCTTTCCCAGGTAATATTGCAGCTATTGCAACAACTGTCGCTACTATCCTTGCCAATATTGCAACTGCTATTAAAACCGTAAAGTCCGCCAAGTTTGCAACCGGTGGACTAGTTACTGGGCCGGGAACCGGAACGAGTGATAGTATACCGGCACAACTAAGTAACGGAGAATCGGTAATGACAGCAAGAACTACAGAGTTATTCGCTCCGATCCTTTCCTCATTTAACCAAATGGGTGGAGGAGTTCCAATAAATATCACCGCATCAAGTAATCAGACCATGGGAGAGGATATGTTAGCAAGAGCTGTAGCAAAAGGAGTCCAGATGATGCCTAATCCGGTGGTATCTGTAACCGAAATAAACACAGTTGGAAAACGAGTTGAAGTACTTGAAAATTTAGGTAGCCTATGACAGCATACGAATTATTATCAATGAATGCGTTAGCCTTAAAAGCTATGTGCGATAAATCCTTGAATGTGTCCGATATTAAATATTTAGATTTATATAAGGAGTACTCTCTGATGATTAAAGAAGGGCATAAAAAGACTTACATAATGCAATATCTTTCCGATCAATATAATATATCGGAAAGGATGGTTTATAACGTTATTGAGAAGCTTTCCTCTAACGTTGATTTATAGTTTAAGGGTGGGCGTTTGCTCACCCTCTTTTTTTTACTGAAACGATTACTTCAGTGCAATTTTAGTCCTACATTCTTATAGCCGTATCTGGTTTAGTAACTTTGTTACAAACAATTACAGATATATGGCTAAATTATACATCAACAAAGACATTGCTGCTGATGCTGATAAGGTAAAATATTGGCTAACAGGTAACGATTCAATTTCTTTCCCTGATATACAGGGCTTTATAGACTGGATTCCCAACGATGATAATAGAATAGATATTGAGCTTCATTCTTGTGGTGGAGACTGCACAGAAGCTTATGCTATTTATGATGCTTTACGTGCTTCTGGAAAGGAAATATCATGTAAGGTTGTAGGAAATGCTGCATCTATGGCTACAGTAATTTTACTTGCTGCACCACTTGAACGAAGAAGCGCATATCAACATGCCGAGCTATTGATTCATTCTCCTTATTATCCGTCCGGTGCAAAAATTGGGGATATAACTTTGGCTAAATTGGAAGAATTGAAAAGCGATCTGGAAGCAGAAAAAGAAAAGATGCTTAATCTCTATGTAGATCGCACAGGACAATCAAGAGAAGTATTAGAGGCGCAGATGGCAACAGATAGCTGGTTTGATGCAGAGAAAGCTATTGAGCTGGGATTTGTGTCTTCTATTGTTCCGGCTGCTTCTGCATCTGCATCTGCATCCAAACCAGAGCTTAATAGTAATCTTAATATTAAAAGTATGTCAAAAGAAGAAAAGAAAGTGACAGTTGCACAGGCATTTCACATGCTTGGTGTTGCTTTGGGGGTAGTAAAGGAAACTCCTGAAGCTGTCGGAATGGTAATTACTACATCAACCGGTGATGAGTTGACTGTAGAACGTGAGGAAGGAGAAATTCAGGTTGGTGATCCGGCTTCTCCTGATGGTGAATTTGTATTAGAAGACGGACGCACGGTTATCGTGGTTGATGGAGTTATTACGGAGATTAAGGATCCTTCTTCCAACGAAGAAGATACACAAGCCTTGAAAGACCGTATTGCAGAACTAGAAGCAGAGAACGCTTCTCTAAAATCAAGTGCAAAGAGTGAAACCGATGCTCGTATCATTGCGGCTGTGGAAAAAGCAGGTGGAGAAGCTTGGTTAAAAAAGGCCACTGGTTCTTATGTGCCTGCAGGCCGGTCGTATACTCCACAGACAAAGAAAGATGAAGAAACAAAACCGGTGAGCTTGGTGGAACGAAAGTTAGAAGAAGCGAGAGATAAAAATAAAAAGAGATACTCAAAAAAGGTATAAGGTATGAATATTTTAGATTCAGTAAAAAACTTGACGAAGGATAACGGAGCGGTAAAAAGCTTGCGTGATCTATTAGTGTTGACGAACTTTGTTGATGAATCCTTGGAGCAGTTCTTTACGTTTGTTCAAAATGTACAGAACGGGCAAAAACTTGGATGGACCGGAGAAATGGAAGATGTAGGCTGGGCTGGTGCTCCCTGTAATCCTACTTATAAAGATGTTACTGTACAGGCAGCGGAAAAGACATGGGATATTGGACGATGGTCAGTTCCTTTGAAATGGTGTTATGAGGACTTCATGAACACTATTGCTGAATATGCGCTAAAGACCGGTACAGATATTGGTGATTTGACAAGCACGGAGATTATGGATGTTATCATTTATCCGGCTCTTGACCTTGCAATTAAGCGCATGTTCTGGCGTTTTATTTGGTTTGGCGACAAAGAAGCTCAAAACGTGTCAACAGGACAAATCACAGATGGGGTAGATGTTGAACTGTTCAAACCGTGCAATGGTTTCTGGAAACAATTATTTGCCATCGGTGCAGCCAATACAGGTCAAAGAGTGAATATTGCAGCCAACAGCGAAGCTTCTACTGCAGCACAGTTGAGCGGAATTAAAACGGCCAATGTTGCAATCGGAATCTTTGATTCATTGCTTGAAAACGCTGATCCTCGTATTGCTGCAATGGAAGGTGCTGCTATTTATTGTACTAAGTCTTTAGGCGATGCCCTTACCAAAGATTTGAAACGTGAATACAAAGAGATTCTGACATGGGAACAAATCTTTAAAGGTTTGGATGTAACAGAGTACAATGGAGTTATGGTATATAGGGTTTCTATTTGGGATCGCTTTATTCAAAAATACCAGAACAATGGAACTAAGCTGAATCTTCCTCACCGTGCGATTTATGGTTCTCCAAAGCAGCTGTTTGTTGGTTCTCCCGCAAATCAAATTATTTCTGATTTGGAAATTTGGTTCAATCAGGATGAAAGAGTAACCAAGGCTTATTCAGCTGGTCGCCTTGGCTGTCTGATTGGAGAGGATAATTTGTTCCAACTAGCTTATTAAGAAAGGAGATTTTATGTCAGGAGTTTGTGACAATTTAATCAAAAAGGACATCGCACCGTCGTGCGATGATCCTATTGTTCCGGGAATAGAACAGGAAGGCGTTATTGCTAATCGATCTGATGTTGATTTTTCCGCAACCACTTTCAATTCAACTCGAAAGAATGTGATTGAAACGTTGGCGATGAAATCCGGCAAGAAAGCATATAAAGTTGTGGTTTATGGCGGTACTCCTTTTACAGGGACAAATGTAGCGTTGGCTACAGGGACATATCGTAATACATTTACTAACGCCGTTAATATGGTCGTTTTGGCTAATGACCCTGATGTATGTGGTGATATTATTGACGGATTAGCAAATGGGGAGTTTGTCGTTGTTCTGGAAAATAAATCCAAGGGCTTGCAAAAGGAAACTAATCCGGGAGATTCTGCATTCCAAGTATATGGCTATTATCAAGGCCTAAAAGCTGCGGAAATAAGCAATGATAAGTATTCAGAAGACACAGATGGTGGTTGGTCTATCAGCCTTACGGAAACGAAAGTTCCTAAATCCGCTTTATTCTTGTATAAAACAAGTTATGAAACAACTAAAGCGGCTGTAGATGCTCTTACATCTGCTGTAGGAGGGTAAATCATGGAATTATTAAAAGTGGTTGGTAAGTTGGAAGAATTGAGAGAACGTGATGTTCTCTCTTCTTCCGACAAACTTGACATTGAATTAATGTATAGAGACGTTTTCGGAAGGAATTTCGTTAAAACATCTTGTAATGACTGTTACCATGATGCTGTGATTGAAATGTATATACATCTAAAAAAACAGGTAAAATGAAGGAAAAATCAAATTACATATTGAAAAATGGTGTTGTCCTACAAAAAGAGTTTGGAAGTGGGGAAATGTATACCAATGAGAACATTACCGATGAATTTGCAGAAAACTATTTGTCGGATAATCCAAAAGGTATCATGTTTTTTGCAGGCTATCCTGCAGATTGGGAGAATAAAGTAAGAAAACGTGTACTGAAACGAGAATCTATTAGCGATGAACTTATAGCAATTATTGTTGAAGCATTTGATAGTGGAGTTTCAGAAGATTCATTGCTGGCCGAACTTACAAATTATGAGCTTGGTGGACGAAAAATAACCGAAAAACAATTGAATAATCATCTTTCAAAGGCGAAAGACATAATTGCAAAAAGAAAAGACGCTGAAAAGCTGGATAAACAGCAGGAAAAGAAAGAGGAGAATATTGAAAAGTCAGAGAAAACAGAAGAAAAATAATCCATTATGAGGGTAAAGGACCTTAAAAGAAAAGCAGTAACCGAGTAGATGTATCTTACTTGCGTCAGTTTGGAATACAAGGGTTTGGAGATGACAACCTTTACCCTCAAACTCTTCGCAATATCATTGCTGCCAGTCCTACGGGAAGCGAATGTGTGGAAAGATATACTGACTTCATTGAAGGGAATGGATTCAGGAATGTAATGTTCGCAGAATATGTGATAAATAGGAAAGGGGACACGGTAGACGATATCCATTCCCTTATTTGTTCTGATATTGCTTATTTTAACGGCATATCTTTACATGTGAACTACAACATATTTGGAGAAATATGTGAATTAAACTATATTCCTTTTGAAAATTGCAGGCTTTTGGAAGAAGATTCTAACGGGTATGTTTCAAAGATAGCAGTTCATCCAGATTGGAGCGGCAAAAAAACACGTGCAGGAAAGCCGATTCGAGTAACAAAGGAAAGTATTGACTTTATCGATGTTTTCAATCCTCGTAAAGAGGTTGTTTTATCTCAAATAGAAGCAGCTGGAGGTATCGAATGCTATAAAGGGCAGATATTATGGATTTCCGGTAACGGCAAAGGCGTTTATCCGCGCTCACGAGCAGACTGTGTTGTCACCGAAATGAGTACTGATGAAGGTCTGGCTAACGTGAAGTACAGAAATACAAGATGCAACTTCCTTATGGCGGGAATGATTGTAACAAAGAAAGGTTCCTCATCTACCAACATCGATGAAAATGGTAATGTAGTAGACACCGGAAATGAAGATTCTGGGTTCTCTGATATAATATACCAGCTTCAAGGTGATACTAATGCTGGAAAGTTGCTTGAAGTAATCTTGAACAACGACGAAGAAAAGCCTGAATTCGTAGATCTTTCTTCGAAGAACTACGATAAAGAATTTACAGTAACGGAGTCAAGCGTGACGGCGAGAATATATTCTGCATTTGGACAAACGCAATGGTACACTATCCGTATTGGTAAGACGGGATTCTCCGGTAACATAATAGGAGAAGTTTTTGAAGTATACAACTCCATCGTTTCAAAACAACAACGCATGATTGAGCGGGCTTTTCAAAAGATTTTTGACGGTTGGTATGAAGTGGCTAATCCTTCAAATGATTACAGTGTTGAACCTCTTAAATATGTGAGAAATGCAGCAGTATCTAATAACAGCAGAGGAGGTATCTAAACTTTCCCGTGATATGTCTATTCATTTGGATGATTCTAAAATTGAGACATATATTCGTGAATCTGAAAATATTGACATCAAGAGTGCATTAGGAGATGCATTATTTCTTGAAGTAAAGGAACATCCTGAAAAATATAATATTCTTCTTAATGGTGGGGAATATGATAGCGAGTGCGGCATCAGACGGTCCTTTGTTGGTCTTAAAACAGCACTTGCTTATTATACTTATGCCCGTATCGTAAAAAATGGAGATGGCAATGTTACTCGTTTTGGATTTGTAAATAAAGAATCTGAATATTCATCCCGTCCGGACATAAAAGAGAAAGTTCTGGCTTACAATGATACATTCAGTATTGCGGACAGGTATTTAAAAGAGTGTGTACAGTATTTGAATGATTGCAAAAATGACTTCCCTCTATATAATGGTGGAGGGAAATTGAAGGCAAATAGAACGGTTTATCGAATAATTGGAGAATGATATGGAAGCAGAAGGATTATTAGATAGGGCAAAGCAAATCAGAGATGAAAAAGAGGACGGAGCGAATACGGCGTTGCGTGTTGGCGGTCTGATGGTTGATATGGTTAAAACATTTGCGAATAAATCCATGAAGATATTAGGGTATTATGATAGCTTAGAAGAGTTAAGGTTAGCATACCCTAATGGTCCTACAGAGGATGGTTTATACGCTATAGGAGAAAGACCTTATAGTTATTATGCTTATTATGATGGAGATTGGCAAGATCAGGGGGAAATTATGGCAGAATTAGCTCCTCCTGTTCCCGTGGGCGGAATATTTATAACTAAGTTTACTGAAAACCCTGCCGTCCGTTATCCGGGCACAACTTGGGAGAAGTTGGAGGGCCGTTTCCTTTACGGTACCTCCGGACAGGAGGAAAGCGGTACAACCGGTGGAAGTCCTTCGGTTGTGTTAAGTGTTGAAAATATGCCTTCCCATACTCACTCACTTACAGCCCGAACAGATGAATCCGGTTCTCACACCCATACAGCGGGCAATCACCGTCATCAGGTAGACAGCCATAGCCATACACAGTCGACACACTCGCATAGTGTTAAGATGTCGGATAGAAATGACAATGGTAATCCAGACTACCTGTTTGGGCATAATGGCGGTAATTACGGTATGGATTCGGCAGCATCTGGAAATGGCTGGGGGCGATCAGGTGCAGCAGGAGGTGAAAGTACTGGTCGCGCTGCTCCTTATACCAGCTATACAAATCCAACCACGTCTGAAAACGGAACCCATTCTCACGGATTAAGCGGGACCCTTGCTGAAACTGGAGAAGGACAGGAATTCAGCATCCTTCCTCCATATATCAAGGTCCATATCTGGGAAAGAAAATCGTAATATTTAAAATAAAAAAATATGGGAAAGTATATTTATTTAGACAGGGAAAACGCAAAGAAAGGTATAGCTCTTGTTTTTGCAGTCAAAGATCATCCAATAAAGGATTATCCGGCATATTTTGAGGGTAAGGCGATAGAGTTTGTTGGAGAAGACCTTCCGCATTATATCACCTACGTACAAGACGGAGATAAGGAGTATGTACGTGAAGCCACACGAATAGAACTGTATGAAAGGGGAATAATATCCCTTCCCGCAAATGAAACTATTTCGGATGGTGCTATCGTAAAGAAAACACGTGAGCAGCTTGTAGCCGATGGTGTAATAACCTTGGAATCGGAACTGTCTAAAGCCCGGTTCGATCGAAAACGCCAATTAGAAGCGGTAGACCTGTATGATAAAGCGGTACTACGTGGGGATGTTCAAGAAACAGAAATGCAAAAAAGTATCCGGGATACCTATCGAAATAATTGGCTTACTATCACTGACCGATATACGGATATTAGTATTCCCATTGAAAGCATGTATCCACTGATGCCTGATTTCATCGTTTACTTCTATTCTTAAATTTAAAAGCTATGAAAGAAGCAATAGTACATACTACAACCGGTAGTTTTGCCGCAATAGCCACCGCATTTGTTGCCGAATCATTGCAAAATATGATTCCGTGGCTGATTGTCTCATGTGCTGTAATCCTCTGTGATCTCCTATTCGGAGTAAGAAAAGTATACTAATGGGTGAAAAGGTCAGATTCTCACGTGCAATCCGTGCTACTATGGGAAAGATGGTCACTTACTTTGCTTTCGTCTGCATGGTCTGCATGATTAGCGTAGCAAGTCACAATGAATATCCTATAGATGTGTATTCCTGCTTATTGGTATGCTTCATAGAGGGATGCTCGATAGTCGGGAATATACTGAAGCCAAAGGGGATTAACATCAATCTTATCGGGACTTTGGGTGTGTTTGGTAAGAAGGTGTTTAAGGTTGATAAGGAAGATGTGAAGGAAATTATTGAAAAGGAGAAGTAAGTATGAATTTATACACTATTATTTATGTTTTTCCCTTTTTTCTCTTTATCATACTCTATGCATTTGCGGTGAACAAGCCCAGGAATCGTAAAAGAAAAACAGGGAATAGTAGAATAAAATAGAAAATGAATATGATAAATAAAATATATAACGAAGATTGCCAGGAAGGAATTAAGCGTATTCCTAATGCAAGTGTAGACTGTATTCTAACAGATCCACCGTATTTGTATTTAAAAGGGCAAAAATTGGAGCGTCCGTTTGATGAACAATCCTTATTCCTTGAATTTGCACGTGTCTTAAAACCTAATGGATTTGTGGTTTTGTTCGGGAGAGGCACTTCCTTTTATCGTTGGAACACTATTCTTTCCGAATTAGGCTTTTCTTTTAAGGAAGAAGTTATATGGAATAAGTCATATATAACATCCCCTCTATTGCCTCTATTGAGGGTTCATGAGACTATTAGTATACACTGTGTAGGAAAAGGGAAAATAAATAGATGCAAGATACCTTATATAGAGGCTAAATGTAATGATATAGATTCGATATTAGCGGATATAAAGAGGTTGAGGACTATACTTCATAATCCTAAATCTTTAAAGGAAGTGGAAAATTTTCTTATCAACAATACAGCTTCTTATAAAGAAAACAAAAAGCATGGATATCATGCAACTGCTCAAACTGGGTTCATGGGAGAAGATCGATGCGCTGCTGTATCTAGGGCTATGACAAATGGATGTACAGAGAGATCAATAATAAGGACTGATTTATACAAAAATGAAAAATCCAATAAAAATAACCTTCATGGTGATATGATGATAGGAGACAGAGCGTGTAATGTCATGTCGTCAATAGAAGCCGGCACGAGCGAAAAATCGATAATCAAACAAGCGCGTGACCATTACAGCGCTATTCATCCTACCCAGAAGCCGGTTAGGTTGATTGAACGGCTATTAGCATTAGTCACGCAACCAGGTGATGTCGTATTAGATCCGTTCTCTGGAAGTTGTTCTACTGCTGTGGCTTGTATTAATAACAATCGAAAGTTTATTGGTTTTGAAATTGATAAAGAGTATTACGATGCAGGCATTCATAGGATTAATGAAACTTTGAAAGATTTAAAACTAGTAGTATGATAAATAAAATCAGCGCCTTAGCCAGCAAGCTTCTATCCAAGATCGGAATAGACGGAATGGCTCACATTATAGTATGCCAGAACTTGGTTATGTGGCTATCGAAATATACGCCACTATGGGAAGCAATCATTATAACCGTCGTAATCTTCGTTCTGAAGGAAGTATACGACAAGTACTGCAAGAAAACAGAGTTTTCAATTAAAGACATCATCTGTGATTGCGTAGGTCTGGCATTGGGAGTATTAACATTGATATTATAGGAGGAAATAAACATGAGTTTACCAAGAGGTTTGAGAAACAATAATCCGGGTAACATTCGGATCACAAAAGATAAATGGCAGGGATTGAGAGAAAAGCAGGAGGACAAATCGTTCTTCCAGTTTACGGAAATGAAATGGGGTTACCGTGCCCTTATCCGAACCTTGCAAAACTACCGTAAAAGACACGGCTGTAAGACGATTGCCGACTTCATCAAGCGGTGGGCACCGGAGAACGAGAACAATACAGCCGGATATATCAGCCGTGTATGTAGCGAAATGCAAGTCCCGAACACATACGTTCCGGACATCAACGACAAAGCAACCATGTGCGCTTTTGCTGCCGCCATCTCACGTGTTGAGAATGGAGTTCCGGCTGTTATGGCTGACATAGAAGCCGGATGGGCTTTATTATAAACTTTAATCAATAGGAGGAACAATCATGGCTAATTTACAATTTACCCAAATAACGAGTCAGGATCTTTATGCATCAGAAATTGTTGTCAACAGTAATTTCAACATTCATTTAGACCGTGTTTCTGGATCAGAAATCAGAATCTATCAGAAAACCGGTAGCGAAACTGAATCAATGGATGAACGGACAGCCGAAAGCCGAGGTTTCGACCCTGTATTTCTTCCGGGATATATCCAAAGTGATTCCGGTAAAGTGTTTGATTACGATTTTGACGCCTTAGTTTATCCGAAGGTGATTCGTATCGAAAGCTATACTGAAGTAACAAGTGGAATTCTAACGGAGGCTGAATGATGCTTAATAGAGTCTCATTAAACACAATAGGGCTTAACCGGATCGGATTGAACCGAATCGGTAAGCCTTCTCGTGGTTCGTCCGAACGCCCCTACATCGACCCGGAAGTCTTAGCATCCTTGAAAGCTGTGTGCATCTGTTATGGTAAGAGCAACGACGATCCGGACCGGGCTGTTGTCAAGAACTTGGTAGACCCTGACAATCCGTTTGTAATTAGTAACGCAGCTTACACCGAAGGAAGTGGCTACGCAGATAAAGGTAGTCCTTACTATGGTGCCTTCGTCACCGACGGAATCGACGACCTTATTACTGCCACCAAGACCGTACAGGAGATGCTTGGTGGCAGTAATGAGATTACGGTGGTGAGTATGATTCATAAGATGTCATCAGATGCAAATTGGAGCAATCTGATAGGAGAATTAAAAGAAAATCATACGTTTGTTGCTAATAGAGTCATAAATACTGATAAAACAGGAATATACGGATATACTTATGATGGTAGCAAGGATGCTGTTGTTATAAATAATATATTAGGTGATGAAAAAGATTATACATGTAGAACTGCCATATCTTTAGGTCTTAATAATAAGTATTATGTTACAGGATTTGAAAATGTAGGTACTATTCAAGGCGTGCTCCAAGTCGCTTGGTACTGGACTTTCATCGCCAACAAGGTACTTACCACCGACCAAATCAACCAAGTAATCGCCTACTTCAACTTGGACAGGACCCTTAAACCTGATATACTGTGTAATACTATCAAGCAGGGAATCACCAACGAGAACCACGCAGAGTTTGGCGATAAGCTGATAGACTTTTCCGACAACGGTAGGGATATACAGTTGAACAATATTGCTTGGAAAGGAGATTCAGGTATTGGGAAATATGCTACAGATTTTACTAGTTGGCTTAATAAACCTACAGAGACATCTCATAGTAAGTCTATATTAGAAGCTGGCAATGTTCTTAGAACAAAAAGTGCTACATCTAGCATGAAAGTAAAAGTACAGTTCGATAAAGAAGCTATTGGATTATCTTTTAGATATTTTGAAGGAGGAGTAAGTAAGTTTATTTATATTAATTCAAACGGAGAATACTCATTACCACCTTTGGAAGAAGTAGGAGTAAATGAATGGGAAGGATTTTCTAATAATAGTAGCAGTAGCGTTACCATCACCCAGATTCCCTCCCACGCAGGTGCTCTCTGCCTTGACGGAGTAAATGACTTCGGCAAAGTGACAGGGATGCCGGTTTACAAGGATTATACGGTAGTAACCGATAGAGAAATATTTGCTAATATTGGAGCTATATTGTCAAAGAATAATCCGGGGGCATTTGTGGAAACTGTCGGAAATTCTGTTTATAGTTTTGGTCAAGCTACTTCTGGTCTAAATTTTATTTCTACTAGAAGTATATCTTATTTATCTAAATACTCTTATTGCGGGCAATCTATAACAGCAGGTGCAGCAGAAGATGGTACTGATATGTGGTTAGGCACGATTCGGGATAATGATAGCCGTTTCTTCAATGGAGCTATCTACTCTCTCATGACCTTCCCTTATAGCATGTCCGAGTTCTTGATAGAAAGACAACTAAAGAAGCATAAGTTAGGAACACTATATCCTAATATGGTTGAATTTAGACCGATAGTAAAGAGTAATCTACCTTATTCTTCCATTTCCTATTCTGTTAATCCCGGAGAATATATCTCTGTAGATAGCATGGTTACCATCACTGTAACGTTGCCAAATACCTCTGATAAGCTAATGGAGGTGTCGTGCAATGCTATCAGCGACATATCCATATCTGGTGATAATGGCGTTTACGAGATTACGGGAAAGGTAGTCAAATCCCCTCAAAAGATAAACATGATTATCTCCAGTTACTTGACAATGCTGAATAACGAGACTTTAATTTCAAATGAAACATTAATTAAAAACGAATGATATTATGGAAAAGATATTTGATATAGCAAAAGATAAAGAACAATCGTGGGGGACTTTAGCTACTGCGATTGATGGAAACTTTAACGAGACATTTGACGAAGGCTATTTGGATTATTACGAGTCTCCAGTTTTGGTGACGGAGGGTGGTTATTATGCAGTAAATGGACGTGTATCCAATTCTAGTTCTTCTTCTGTGCTTCATTCAAAAGTAGAGATTCCTTCTGGCGCAATAACAGCAAAATTTGAAAATATACAGGCTTTTTCTGACGGCAAGGTAATTGTAAACTTTTTCGTATATGGTGTTTGGTCAAGAGATGTGATAGCAGAAGTAGCTGGCAAGTTGTCAAACTATGAAATTGAGATACCAGAAGGTGTTTCTCATATTGGATTTAATTACAGAAATACTGACAAAAAAACTGTACTTTTCACATAAACAAAAAAGTGCCTTATTAAAAGAAGTCTGCATAAAAGACAATAGTATCACGTTACAAAAACTATCATTTTCTGATAATATTTTAAGGGGTAAAAATGGGCTGTTATTGGTGATTCGTTTACTATTGGTGAAGGAGTTGGGGTTTTTGAAGATGGTATATATGAGGGAGAGAATAAGAGTTATCCGTATATTATTGGGCGACGTAACGAAATGGATATCCAGCGTTTATTTGAGGGTGGGCGCACTATCTGCACTCCTCGCCAAAAAAATACAGAATTAGATTGGTCTTATAATGCAAGTCGTAACTATCTGACCTACGAAGGAGAAGACCGGCCGCTCGCTTTGTACAAGCAAATTGCCGAAGACGTAGACTATATCACCATTTATCTTGGAATAAATGACACGCATCTTATTGGTATCGGGGATGATGACGAGAGTTACGGTGTAAATGTAATAGCAGATAAGGGAACTATTGATAGCACAGAGATAACATCATTTTATGGTGCATGGAACACAGTTCTTAATTGGTTAATTACAAATCGTCCATTCGCCCATATTGGCATAATTGTTTCTAATGGCTTGGGACTTGACAAATATCGTCAAGCAGAGATAGAAATTGCAAATAAATGGGGTATTCCATATATTGACCTAAATGGTGACGAGCGTACTCCTATGATGTTGCGCAGCACAAATCCGACAATATGCGATGCGGCAAAGAACGCAAGATTAAATGCTCAAAGGATAAGCTCAACGAACCAGCATCCTAACTCTGAAGCTTATGAGTACGAAAGCACATTTATTGAGCAATTCTTACGCACGTTGTAAACTTCCAGACAAATCTTATAATATACAATATCTGTTTAGATTTGATTATGAAATACATTACATTCCCCACAGCGAATTTGAACGAAATTATTAACAAAATAACATTTATAAAATAACTTATGTCAACGTTACAGTACATCGTTTTTCCATATTCCGATTTGGAGGAAGTTCCACAAGAGGAGCTGGATAAAAGAAATTTAGTGCCTCGTATAAGCTTGAATGGTAAAAAGGCTTTGATGAAAGCCGAACATTATGCTGAAATATTTGCAAGTAAAATGATTATGACTCTTTCAGAGGACGGAGAGACACCGATTGTGTCTTATCCCTATCCGGTCTACGAAGGCGAAGAATTGAATGCTTTGCTGGCAAGTTCGAAGTGGTCTTCAAGTGATAGCGTTTTATGAAAAACTTGCTCTACATCATTCTATTGATGCTGGCAATATGTCTCACATCCTGCCGGAGCATCAAGCATGTTCCGGTAGATACTGTGAAGACGGAGTACAAAACACGTGATAGCATCCGTTTTGACAGCATCTATGAGCATGACAGTATATTCCTATTAGTAAAGGGAGATACTGTCTACAAGGAGAAGTATCGGTACAAATACCAGTATCTGACAATAAACAAGACAGATACGGTAATGCTGACCGATTCCGTGTATATCCCTTATCCGGTGGAGAAACAGCTAACCCGGTGGCAACAAATGAAAATAGAGCTTGGCGGCTGGGCTGTTGGCGTAATTGTAATACTATCTATTGTGTTAATGCTTAAGTTATTCAGAAATTAACCGGCTAATATCTTCACAGACCTCCCCGGTATGAAAAGTTTAAAATTCAGCTATACAACAATTTCCAATGAAAAAGTTCAATGAAAGGAGGAAAAATTATGAGATAATCAGAAATTAATCGAGAACCGGTAAAGTAGAAGGCCGGTAATCGTTAACAAATAATCCAGGGGCGGGATAGAAGAAAGCCCCACACCCGTTTCAGACGACCAAATCATACACGGGCTAACATCGCAGGGACTGTTAAGGGGCTTTCGTAGCTTTATCAACAGATTTTGCGATGTTTTGTTTTTCAACTATATATGTTTGACAGCATGAAAAATATAGATTTATATAAAGAAGTGGTCGTAGCCGTGTCAAAAGAAACGGGAGTAGAGGAGATCGATATGATCCATAGCAACTCCGAAGAAGCGGTGGACGCAAGATATATTCTCATACATTTGCTTTCCCAGAAGCTCACCGATACCCAAATATCTTCCGTTACAAAGCTTACAAGACAATCAGTAAACAAGATCCGGAACAACTTCCAATATAAGATCAAGAAATGGAGCGTAGCAACGAACTTGCAACATATTAGCAATGAGGTAGCAACGGAATAGTTTAGGAGCAACGCACTTTTCCTGTCCTTTGTTACACGGTTAACGTTGACCGTGTACATGTTTCACTTATATATCTAGCATAAGCATTAAAAGGAACAAGTGGAACCCGCATGCGATATTTACTACTACTTAACTCAAAATATTTAATACCAGAACTTGTTTCGAGATATACATCACTTCCTCTAGTTTTTATAGTTAAAGCCTCATGTTTAGCATTATCTTCTATTTGTTTTAGCATTTCGCCCTCACCAGTAATTAGCCAGTTATAATTGAATACATTATTATAAGAGTCATTAAAACGCTCCAAGAAACTTTTAGTGAGATATTTCTCATCTCCATTAAAAGCACGTGAAATATTCGTTTTACTAATTCCCATCTTATTAGCTACGTCCTGCTGAGTATGGGCTTCTCCATTACTTCTTAAATACTCAAAAGCTTTTTTTATTATTTCTTTTTTCATTTATACCAACGAATGTCAGTGTTAAATAACGTTTAAATACTGACAAAAGTAATTTAAGTTAGTATCTTTGCAACATCAATCAATCAATCAACGCAAAGTAACGAAGATTGAGTGAGAAAAGCAAATTTTTTACATAACTAAAAATAGGTAAGACGATGAACGCATTTACATTTTTAACAGAAAACGGAAGATTCAATAACAGTGAGATAATGAAACACGCTCATGTTTTGAAAGCGTATCGTCGTATCTCTTTTAGTGAGGCCTTGAAACAAGCTTGGTTCTTGGCAAAGAGACAGCAGAGAGAATACAGAGAGATTGAAGAGGAAAAGAAATCTTTCAAGCCGGTATTCAATGCAAGCAAGGGAAATGTATTGAAGGCGTTCTTTGCCGATAAATATACTAACTATGATAGCTCTTGGAGGTAATTATGAATACAGAACAGATTAACGATAAATTGGCTTTCCTTCATCAATACGTAAAGGATTTGGAGGGGAGAGACGAAAAGACCGTTCAATTATTGACCTCTTTTAATAAGCCAAAGGAATGGATCATGAATTACCTCTTCAATTTGATTAGTGAATACAAAGCCCTGTTAGGTTAGAATCTACGAAAGAAGCGAGCGAAACGCTTTCAGGGCACAATGGTAAACCGATGACTCCTAATTCGGGATGGGAGGCTTAACCCTCAAAAATGAAGCCGTGTTCAGGGCACGTTAAAGTAGCCTGCGCAGATAAGCAGTATAGCCGATGCGGAGTATAGCGTAATAGCCAACCAGCGATGATATGAGCGGAAGGAAGCAACGTGAGTAAGTAATATATCGAAAAAATCAGTCTGAAAAACATCGTCTTTATCAGTAAGAAAACGGGGTTTGGCGTCCGTACGCTGATTACAATATAGCCCTACTGACGGATTGAACGGCAGCCGATAGCGAGAATCGGGTAGGGCACAAAATATAAATCAAAACAAGAGTATAAACCGGTAAAGCAAAAGCTATACGTAATACACACGGATATGAAATTTAGTGAATTACCAACAGACACCCAACAGAGATTAAACGATGAACGCTCAAAATTGAGTAACCGAACAATCAATAATGCGTATGAGGTTTTACTATACAATCAGTCAGGTACACGTTTCTTTTCTGCAAGAAGATATCAAAGTTCATGGCAAGACGACAAGGGTAATTATATGCCATTTGGTGGCGGTTCTGAATGGACGCTGCAATATGGATGTATAGGTTTCTCTCGTAAGAAGCAAGTAATGGGTTACGATTATGAACTATGTTGTGGCAAGGTCTATTCTAGGTCTGCAAATGGGACAATTATTCCAGCTTCTGTAAAAACAAAGAAGGAAGTTTTGAGTATAGCAAAAGCGATTGGAATATTTGTTTTTTAATGTTTACTAGATTGCGGTAGATGGGCTTGAACGAGAATAGTAAAAAACTAAACTTTTTGTTTGTAATATTTTAATGGTGTTTTATGGTATGGTGTACGGTCTGCGAAGATAGTACATCTTTTTGGTATTAGTAGTAAATGACAAGTCCTGCATCTTTTGGTGCAGGCAAATCGGATAAGTGGCGGAATTGGTAGACGCTAATCAAGATGTGAGGTGAAAAATTCTATGATAACAGTTAATATCCAAGCCTGCAACATACGAGACATCTTAGGGGAAACTGATTAAAAATCAGAGAGCCGCAAAAACACCACCTTCCCGGTTCGAATCCGGGCTTATCCACAATAATAATCAAATAATTAATCTTATGGCAAAAGGAATTAAAACAATAACAGGAGATTGGGTAAATTCTATCTCTAAATTGAAATTAGGAGAAGTAGTTAGAATACCTGATGAAAGCTATGATTGTGTTATGAGTTCGGCTCGTTATCGGTTAAAAAGAAAATATAAGGTACTGATAGAAAGAGAGGGTGAAAAGGAAGTCATTAAAGGATTTAAGTACTTTAAAATAAAAAGGACTGCATAATGGAACCTTTATCGCAATGTGAGTACCAAGTAGCTTATGAAGTAGCCAAAGGGCAAACCCCTGATGAAATAGCCGATTTTCTTAAAAAGTCGGTTTGGACGATAAAAGCGCAAATACGGGACATTCATAAGAAACTAGGCATTAATAACAATGTCGAGCTTACTTTATATATGCTATGTGATAGGGCAAAAAGAAATTTCGATTTGAAAGAAATACGAAAGCATGGAATTGAAATTTTCTTTTCTGTGTGGTTCTTCATTTTAGCTATAACTCCTAATTTCCAAATGGATATGAGAAGGTTAAGAATGCGTTCCAGTGCTCGAATATCGGCAAGAACGATTAGACCTAAAAGAGACAGTGATTTGATGTTCGCTGCCTAATATTAACTATAAAAATATGTTCTATGAAAACAATTCATAAAATTCAGAATGTAATTGCGGTCATTGCTTTAGGAATGTCTATGCATTTAGCAACGCAATTGGAAATAACTACCAAAGAGACTATATCAGCCGCTATAATGGTAGTTCTCACTATAGTAATGTTATTAGAGAGAAGTTATAGAGAAGTTCAACAAAAATAATAGGAGGAATTATGGGAATTACAGAAATATTGGATAGTGGCGCAGATGTTACTTTGAAAATTAAAAGTAAAGACTTAAAAGATTTTGCGGAGCATTTGATTGAAAAATCAATAAAAGGGTCAAAGAATCATTTGTTAGACCGGAAGAGAGATATTTAACGATAAAAGAAGTTGCTGAAAAACTTCATGTTGATCCATCAACTTTATGGAGTTGGGATAAAAAAGGTTATCTCCGTAAAATAGAGGTTGGAGGGAAAAGATTATATCGTGAAAGTGACGTAGAAGCAATTCTAAATCGCAAATAACCATTCATTTATTAATTAACCAATGCCGGATTAAAGGAGTCCGTAGGGAGAATGCCCCTGTATTTGAGTTATACATGTTCTATATCCTAGTGTCCGTTGGTTCGGTATCTAGGAACAAAATTTTGTCGTTAAAATGCAATTTCGGAGGCGTCGGTTCGTGAGGATAGGCGCTTTATTTATTTCGATTAACCACTTTAAATAATATAAGATATGAATTTAGAAAACTATGAAGTGCTTCCCGTTGAAGCGCAAGATGTACAAATTGTACAAGTTGATGCAGTAGAAAGAGCAAACGTAGATTCGCAGGTAGCAACAGCCAAACGTTATCCACGAGACATAAGACGTAGTATAGACAACTCTGTTGTAATGGCTACCATGAATCAAGAAACAGCCCAATCATGTAGTTACGCCCTCCCTCGTGGCGGAAAACCTATCACCGGTCCATCCGTTCATCTAGCAAAGATAATTGTCTCTAATTGGGGTAATATGCGTACAGAAGCGAAAGTTGTGCAAATAACTGACAAGCAAGTCATCAGTCGTGGCACATGTTGGGATCTGGAAACTAATGTCGCTTCTGCATTTGAAGTCAGGCGTAGTATCATCGGCAAAAACGGGCAGCGATTCTCTGATGACATGATTACAGTTACGGGTAACGCAGCTAATTCAATCGCTTATCGTAATGCCGTATTCGCTGTCATTCCTAAAGCTATAACAGATAGAGTGTATTACGCAGCACAAAAATTTATAACCGGTGATTTATCTGACTCCGACAAACTTTTAAAGGTAAGAACAGGGATACTGAACAATTTCAAAAATAACTATGGTATAACCGAAGAAGAAGTTGTAAAGATGTGTGGAAAGCAAACGGTAAACCAAATCGGTGCTGACGAAATATCTATGCTGATGGGAACGATTCAGGCTCTGAAAGACGGAGATACTACAGTTGATGAATTAATGAAACCGATACGTGAAAGCAAAGAGGCAAAGAAAGATGCGATGAAAAAGGCTATATCTACATCAGTGGACGAAACTACTGGTGAAATCTTTAATCAAACTGAACAATGATAGAACAGGGGTCAAAGGATTGGTTAATTGCCCGATTGGGAAATTTCACGGGAAGCCGGATAGGTGACCTTATGACAAGCGGAAAGAAAAAAGGGGAGCTGTTTGGAAAGACAGCCCTCTCCTATATCTATGAGGTTGCAGCGGAAAGAATCATCCTTCCTAAATATATCAAGGATGATTTTCTGTTTGAAATATACCAGGAACAGGTAAGTGTCGGCAATAAATTTATTGATTGGGGACACGATAATGAAGATTTTGCTGCGGAACGGTATCAACTTGCTACCAGATGCGAACTGGAGGAATGCGAAAGCATTACTCACCCTACAATACCTTATTTTTCTGCTTCACCAGACCGAATATCAACCATTTGTAGTACAAGGAAAGTGGTTGAGATTAAATGTCCATTGCCAAAGACGTTCATGGAATACATGGCGGAGGTTAAGGATAACGACACACTTAAATCAGTAAACTCTAAGTACTTCTACCAAGTTCAAGCGGAAATGGCTTGTACGGGTTTAGAAAAGGCTGATTTTGTTGTTTTCTGTCCATTCTTGAAGCATAATATTCATATAGTAGAGATAACAAGGGATGAATCTGTTATCGCTGAATTTGAGAAGCGAATTCTGAAGGCTAATGAAATAATTGAAAAAATGGTAGCATAGCTTATGGAAAAAGAAATTAACGAAATAAACGATTACCTGAATATTACCTGTTCAAATAATCCGGTAGAGATACAAGAGAGAATATCAGTCATAATGGTGTATTTGAACCGGTCCGGTGAAATGCTTGCGGATGCGAAGAAGTTACTCCGGAAGAAGAAATCTACAGAAATAAGCAATACCATCATCGCAATAGCGAAAGAGCAATGCTTGTCGGCAAAGGTGCAAAACGCCTTGCTTGACAGCATAGCGGAGGAAGAATCATATTTGGTGGATCGGCTTGACCGGCTTAATGCTGCCTGCACGCATCAATTAGATGCCTTACGCACTTTGTTGAGTTACGAGAAGGAAGCAATGAGATTAAATAAAACGGGATATTAATAATTTTATAAAGTAGTATTTATATGATGCACACATGGTTTGAAGTGAAAATCCGTTATGAGAAAGTAATGGAAAATGGAATGAAGAAAAAGGTTACAGAACCTTATTTGTTTGATACCCTGTCTTTTACAGAGAGTGAAGGTAAATGTATTGAAGAAATGACACCCTTTATCAGTGGGGAGTTTACTGTTTCTGATATAAAGAGGGCTAATTATTCAGAGATATTCTTTTCTGAAGAAGAATCGGCTGACCGCTGGTTTAAATGCAAACTGGTATTTATCACGCTTGATGAAAAAAGCGGTTCTGAAAAGAAAACATCTACTCATGTACTTGTTCAGGCTGCCGATTTAAGGGATGCTGTCAAGAAGTTAGATGAAGGCATGAAGGGAACGATGGCAGATTATCAAATAGCATCTGTCTCTGAAACGGCTATTATGGATGTATATCCTTATGAAGCAAAGGAATAGCTTTGTTAACCTTTTTACCCCAGCCTGCCTGTCTGTGAAGATTGGCGGGCGAACATGGGACAAAATGGTCATAGGGCGCTAAGACTAAATGAACGGAAATTCTAAGTGTACATAAGAATGGATGTCATCAAGACCGGTGCTGTAAGTAACAGGTTGAGTAGTTTAAAGATCGTAGGATAGCCAATCTACGGACGAAAGCGAGAAAGCAGACGATACTTGTGCAGGTTCGAATCCTGCTTGTCCCACATGAAAATAACAATCACCAAACAAGAATACCAGACGATAGTCCGGTGCTTGAAAACATCAGAAATCCTTATTAGGGGATATAATTCGAGAGATGAAGATATGATTTGTAAAACTAGAAAGAAACTTCAAAGAAATTATGAGAACCGTAGAAATAATGACAGAGGTTGAAGTAGACCTTGACGATTACGTTGATGAAATTCTTGAAGAGTGTGACGACGATGAGCTAATTAAAGAAGTTGAGAAGCGGGGACATAGAGTTTATAGAAAAGGAAATCGTGTAGTAGCTTTTGAAGATCAACCTGTAAATTTCAACTCTCCGGAAGATTTAAGAAGATTCCTGTGTGATATAGCAGGTGTTGGATATTATACGAGTAACGAAACGCTTCTCAATGAAATAAAATCAAAATTGCCATGACATTCGAAGAAATGAAAGCCCAGTATTGCGGAAAGAACATCCGCAAAAAGCCGAAAGGTGAGGAGCATCAGATACAAGCATCTTGTATTCAATGGTTTCGCCTCCAATATCCCCAGTTAAAAAACATTCTATTTGCCATACCCAACGCAGCAAGGAGAAGTGCAAGAAACGGTGCCTATATGAAGGAAGAGGGTATGCTTGCTGGGGTTTCAGATTTGATTTTGCTTAAAAGTAATCGTTTCTATGGTGCTTTATGCATAGAGATGAAAAGGCCGGGTGAATACCAAAAGCCTATACAAAAGGAATGGCAGAAAGCGGTTGAATCTGTAGGGAATAAATATGTTGTCTGCCGTTCTTTAGAGGAGTTTATAAAGGTTGTGAATGATTACTTAACAGAAAAATAAGATTTTCATTTGGTATTTTGAAATTTGGGTG